GCGGCTTGGCTCGCCGCTTAACAAGCTGGGTATGTCCTTGACAGCCTCTTGCCATGTCTGCATACTCACAACGCCATCTCCTTAATATTTATAGCCGTCTGCCTTTTCTTTGCCCTCAAATTCGTCATGGACGTTTTCCTTCGTGCTGACTTGGTATCTTGACGTATGATGGTATTTCCAATTTGCCAGCGTGTTTTCTTTGATTGTCCACCTCGTGTCTATGATCTCATCAAATAGGCAAGGGTCGTTAACCCGCTATAGTCGAAACCCTCCAAAAACACGCCTGCGTCCATCTGTAGATTGTTGAATGAATTGGCTGTAAGCCCTGTAAGCCCTGCACCTGCCATTTACTTTTCCTCCGTTTCGAATATTGATGCGGTCTTGTCTGCCGTCTTTGCGGCTGTCTTTGTCGTTGCCGTCTTTGTTACGGCATCCGACGCTTTCACCTGTGTGTAATTCTTGATGTTGTCTCCGTCTTTTAGCTCAAGCTCTGAGCCGTGCGTTTTTCCCGTGCTGCGCTCCTGCCAGACTTTGCCGAAGCGGGCAATATACTTTGTCGCCATGTTTTGACCTCCTAAAATTGATAAAATAAAAGCCCCGCGCCAATGCGCGAAGCTACAAAGGGCGATTGCCCAAATTGCTATAATATGTGTCCCAAGTACTCAATCGTTATTACATATGCCTTAATGTTCTGCGCCGCCTCATCTGCCGGGAGCGAGTACTTCTGAAAAAAGTTTCCGTTAGGACGGTATAGCCTAATGGAGCCGCCGCCGTCATCGAGAGTGAGCACCATTCCGGGTTCTGCAATGGTTTTTTCTATGCTCTCTAAGATTTCTCCTATACGATTGAAGCTTGTCGACTGATCGTACAGGATAACATTATCTATTGTCCTGCCGCCCCACTTTGGGCGTGGCGTTGGATAAGAAATATATGGGAAGCTTGCCGCCGTAGGCACTTCTCCGCTGGGATAGGCACTGCAAAAAGTGTTCCAGAATTGATAGTACAGTCTCAGTAGGTTGCGCAATAGCATCACTCCTTTCAGGCAAAATAAAAACCCCCGGTCATCCGACCGGAAGTGTAAATTTTTCAGCGGTTCCAACCTTGTAATCCAGCGTCGAGGATTCAGGGGCGATCTGCTCATCGGGGTCTTGCGTCACGCGCAATATTCGCCCGCTTTGCTTTAACTTGAAAACATTGTGAAAGTCTATGGGTAAATCTTTATGCACTGTGATATTGTATGACCCAGAGAACCCCCGCTGTTCAGCCACAAGCTGCGTCACACTGCCGGATAGCTCCACAAGCACGGGGAATTCTGCCCCTTCTGTAAATATGGTAATCCACCCTCCCATGCCATCAGGCGTGACCATTTTATTGAGGAAAATCGCAGTTTCCGCGTAATCAAGTGGGCTTGGCACATCGGTCAACTCCTTTCCGATAAGAAAACCGCCTTGGTCCAAGGCGGTTTAGATAGTTCATTCTGCATATTTCCATTGATATCCACCGGCGGTTTTTACTTTGCCCTTACAGCATTTACCTATTTGCGAATTATCAATTTTCAGCCTTTCCCCCGCGTCAGTCGCCGATGCATACCGTGCACTTGTATTTATGCATATAACCGGTCTTTTGTTTAATATTAGGCCACTTAACGCATTCGATATTTTCCTTTTATGTTCTTTTGACAGCTTTTTTCCATAATTATAATGTGCCATTCCGTGCAAGTGAGGGACTAGTCCGTTCTGCCATGCGTGTCTTGTGTTTTCTGCGGCGGTTACCCATTCTAAATTACTGGCGAAATTATCGAGTTTTTTCCCATTTTTGTGATTTACTTCTGGATAATTATTTGGATTAGGAATAAACGCTTGCGCGACCAATCTATGCCTTGAATAATAATTTGGGGTACCGTTTTTGTACAGAACAACTGTCGAATACCCATAGCGGTCAATGCGTTGCTTTAGTAACCCCCCGAGCGTACCGTTTCTCTTGATGCTATTAATTTGGCCTATGGAGCTGATTTCATAAAGCCCCTCGAATCCATCAATGTCTTTCCAAATCTCTTTTCCCATAATAAAAACAACCTCCTATAGTTGCATCCTAAATCTGAATGTGGGAAAGGCGGTTAGGATGCCGCCCTTGTCGTGTAGCTATCACTATCCCACAAAAATATTATAGCATAAGTGTTGCGGAATATCAATGCTTCACCAATCAGCTCCTTATTATAAAATCTGCGGCATAGATAACCGGCGGTATTTGTTTAATCGTCCAGCGTATACGTCCCGCCACGTAGCCGGTAATCCGGATGCTGCGACGGCCCTCGCGTATTGGTACCCGCCGTATGATTCCGATTGCAATGCACCGGTCGCAGGGGACTTACTTGCCTCCGCTTGGAATACTGCGATTTCATTCGCAAGCTCTATAAAATCCTGTGGAATCGCCAGGCCGCACACAGCGCCTGTCCACACCTCATCTTGCACCCCGGCAAGCGTGATAAGTGTATCTTGGGCAAGGTATATGCCCTCGTTCAAAACACTCCCAACCACTTCATTGCTCCGTTGAACCGCCCCGGGTATGTAGATATACTGTCCGATCAGGTAATCTTCATTGACGCTCAGAATTCCGTTCTCAATAGCAAAATCGCCATATTCGACCGATGCAATAAAAAAGTTTTTGATTTCTTTCATAATATCTATCATCAAGCCACACCTATTCCTCCTCCGCAATCTCTGCCGGCACATCCGTCTCGGTATACACCCGCCCACTGTCCACTGGGTCAACCGCCTCGCTGTATTGTTCGTCGTCACGCTCAATAAGCATGCCGGTGTCGGAATACGTGCGCGTATACTCAGTGCCGCCGATGGTGATCGTCTCTGTTCTGATCATGCCGCCGCCAATCCGTAGTAGATCATTTCTTCGTCTGTCATTTCCCGCATATAATCTGCGTATGTCACCCAATTGGTGGCGGTTTGATAGGCTTCAAGGGCGCCTTTCGGGACGAGCATAATGCAGATGCCGTTTATATCACTAAAAGCATTTGTACTGGATAATGTCGGAGGACTTACCGGGAGCATAGTGTATTTTTTGATGCTAGTACATCCGATAAATGCATTAGTGTTGATACTTGTCACGCTGTCCGGGATTGTTATGCTCGTTAAACTGTAGCAGCCATAGAACGCATAGGTGCCGATACTTGTTACGCCGTCCGGAATTGTTTCGCTCGTTAAACCGATGCAATAAATAAACGCATAATCACCAATACTTGTCACACCATCCGGAATTATTATACTCGTTAAGCTGTGGCAGTTGCGGAAAGCCTGATCACCGATACTTGTTACACTATCCGAAATTAGTATACTCGTTAAGCTGTAACACTTATAAAACGCATAGTTGCCGATGCTTGTACAACGGGTGCCTAGTCTTGCACCGGTGCAAGTGTAATTGATAGCTAAGGCAAACATATTGATCGCTGTTGATAGCCCATAAGGGTAATAATCCCCCGTGCTATCAACGCTGGCGGTATAGTCACCTATCGCAGGATACGCGTGTGTAAACGTCTTTGCTCCCACTGTGGTCGTGGTTGCATTTTCGCTCGTACCATCGCCCCAATCGACCGATATTGTATTGCCCGACGTAACATTGTAAAACATCATCGTCACGCTCAGGCCCGTCACAACCGTAAACGTCAGGTCAAACTCGCTTGCTTCACCGTCCCATGTTTCTGGGCTTTCTCCGCGGCCCGATATGCTTAAGATTTTATCCGGCATTTCATGCGGAAGCATCGAGGCGGTTTCGCCGGTCTTCTCCCGGATAGCGTCTGCGATTTCCTGCATGGTGGAATCCTGGATAAGTACGTTCGCCATCAGTACGCCACCTCATTTCCATCGGTAAAATTGGCCGTGACCTGTGCAACCATATAGTCAAGATCATCAGCCGTCCAGTAATCTACGCCGCGAACGGGCGTGTATCCGTCGGCGCCGTCGGTTCCAGGCTCACCCTGTATGCCTTGCGGCCCTTGCTCACCGGTTGCGCCCTTTTCGCCTTGTGCTCCGGTTGCGCCTCGTGGAATAACAAAATCCAGCACAACATCCTGTTCTGTCCCCGCATTGGTAACGCTTGCAGCTGTCCCAGCATCGCCTGTGGCAGTCGCGCCGACATTGACCGATACGGTGCCGCCACTGCTTGCCGGCAGGGCGAAGCGTTTCTCCCCTGTACGGTTGTAAAACTCGTAGCTGCCCTCCACGACGGCGCCACCCGTGACCGCCTCGCTCAGTAGTGCACTGTAGTCGCTTTTGA